TAGCAACATTGACTTGAGCACCAGGCTCAGCAATCTTGTAGATGGTTCTGATGACTTCTCTGTTGATTTCAGCAAGGATTTCTGAAGCAAGAATGTTTGCCAATTCTGCTTCAGCATCAAGACCATGAATAGCCTTGAGGTCTTGTGCCAGTTCCAGAGTGTACTCAGCCTTGAGTGCTCTTGACTTTGCAGTTACTGAAAGCTTCTCAATGCTAAATGCCATCTGGTTGAACTGATCACCAGCACCTGCACCCAGATTCTCAGCATCATAGGTGGACATACCTTGTCCAACTCTATACTCTCTTCCAGTAGCACCAGAAGCATTCAGGTCTGCAGGGTTGAAACCATAGTCAGTTTTCTGACCAGCAAGAGCACCTGCACCTTGGAAACCAGTAGTACCAAAACCTACAGATGCACCATCATCAGAACCACCAGTGTAGTCACCAGTAGTAGTATTATAACCTGAATCTTGACCTGAGTATGCAGTATCAACTTCATCAAAGAAGGTTTCATTACCAGCTTGGTCTACATATCTGCTTCTCATTGCAAAGATCAGTCCAGTAGGACCAGACATTGGCTGAACACCAGCCAAATCATAGGCAACCAAATTAGGCATTGAACGTCTAATCAGTGAGATCAGAACTGGATCAAAACCTGCTACAGGACCAGCTGCAGGTGCTCCACCTGAAAATCCTGCTGCACCACCAGCACCAGCATAACTAGCATAAGAACCAGCAGGAGTTTCAGTAAGAAATCCTCTTTCTTCTTTTAAAAATTTTTCTTGGTTTTCTAGCAGAACAGCAGTAACAGCCTTTCTATAAGGATCTTTGATCTCATCAAGACCATTAACCTCTAAAAGGGGTTCCCACTTTCTCTGCAATTGTTCTGAAAGGAACATTTGCTTTTCTCCTCGTTTTTCTTGTAAAGTGTTGTTTTAACTAAAATTATTTATAATTAAGTGTTATTTCACTTAGAGAATTTAGAAATTGCTTTGAGGTAAGCATTCATTTGAGGACCAAAATCCTCTACTGCCTCTTCTGTCAATACTTCATCTCTTGAAGAACCTGTAGATCTTGTGAAATATGATTCCTTAAGAGCTTCCAGTTTCTCACGATAATTTTTCTCACCTTCGAACTCAACACTTTCAGCAAGACTTGCAAGTTTTTCCTTCTGAGTTAAAGCTAACCCTTCAGCAACATCATTTAAAATAGTGTCACTTACAGCTTCGCTAAGTCTTTTATTTAATTGAACATTTCTTTCGATTTGTTCGTTGAGTTTACCTTCCATTTCATCTAATCTCATTACCATATTTTCTAATACATCATATCTATCATCAGGGATTTCTACATAATGTTCTTCAAAAAGTGATTTAAGACCAGTCATGAATGATTCTGAAAGTTCACCTTTCAGACCATTTTCAATCTGAAGAGAATTTTCATCAATCCACTCTTCAGAAACATACTCAAGATATGAGTCAACTCTTTCTGTTAATTCTTCTTTAATTGCTGTAACTTCTTTTACAAGTGCTTTGTTAAACTTGTTTTCAAGTGATTCTTTGATTTCAAAAATTCTACTTTTAACTGCAGCCTCAAAAATTAAAGAAGCTCTATTCTTAAACTCTTCTGAAAGTTGCTCATTACCAATCAAAGCATCAACATCTTGTGAGAAGTCAAAACTCTCATCACATTCATCTTCTTCATCATCTTCATCATCTTCATCATCTTCTTCATCTTCTTCTTCCTTCTTATGCTTCTTAGCTTCTTCCATCTTCTTCTTTTTGCTCTTTTTCTTTGCACCTGACTCTTCTTCTTCAGAGTCCTCCTCATCATCTTCTTCTTCTGTCTCCTCTACAAGTTCTTCATCATATTCAGCATCTTCACCATAACTTGCTTGCTTACCAACAATTTGAGCAGGCATTGGGTCAGCAGCTTTAGCACTCTTATTAACTACATTTTTAACTTGCTTTAAAGTAGCACCAGGAGTCTTAAACTTGTTAGAATCTCCAAAAGGAGAATTTTCACCAGTTGGGGTGGGACCACCAAGATCTTCCCAAGAAGCTGATTGACCCTCAACTTTTGCATCAAAACTTGGCATTGATTCAGCAGGTCTTGCACCTTTGTTTACAGCGGTGACTGATTTTTTAGTAGATACTTCCATTTCTTGTAAGTTGTTACCGGCACTCATTTGTATACTCCGAATAAAAATCTTTGATTTATTCTATATTTATTTATAAATTACAGATTTGAGAGATAATCATTTAACAATTTTAATTTTTTTTGTTCTGATAATCTTCTTTGTTTTGTATATGATTCAATTTTTTGTCTTGTCATTTTTGCTACTTTTTCTTTAAGAATCCCACCTTCCCAAACCCACTCTTTACCTTCCATAATTCCTTGAACAAAAGCATCAGGGGCAGAAGGATCTGCTACAAGATCTGCAGCAGTTGCAAGCATAAAATCATCTGCAACATATCTAATACCATTTTTTTCTACAAGAGATCCAATACCTCTTGAAGAAACTCCAAGTTTTACTCCTTCACCAATAAGAGATTTAGCAATGTTTCCCATTGGAGTATCAAGAATTTTTGCCTTACCAACAAAATTATTACCTTCTGCAGTCAGAGAGGTAATCATATGAGATACTCTATCCAAATTTACAGTGGGACCATTTGGATGACCAAGTTCTCCAAGAGCACGACCATTTGCAATAAATGTATCGTGATATCTCTTAACTTCTCTTTCCAAAATAGAAAGTGGATAACATCTACCATTTCTATTGGTTACTTCAGCTTGAAGAAATGGTCCTGTAATAAACAGTGATTGAACACCATTTTTTTCTTCTGCAATAACTTCTATTGATTCTATCTCTTCTGTGATGAGTTTCATTTTTTTAATTTGTAAATCCTACTTTATTGGATGGAATAGCAGAAGTAGCCCAAACAACATGAGATGCTACTTTTTCAAGAAATTCTACAGAACTTGCTGGCATAGCAAAATAAGAAGTAGTTGCAGCACCTATTGCAGTAGAAACTCCAACAGTTACAATTCCTGCAGTGTTGTTATACAATCTAACTACAGTTGCATAAGAAATACTAGTAGCAGCCCCAGCAGTTGTTCCAAGATTTTCTTGAGTTTCTATAATTTTAGTTCTTTGCATTATTCTTCTGATTCTGATTGGTATGTATCAAACATGGATTGTGCAATTACTGGTTTGTATGAATTAATTTTTTCTGCAGATTTTGCATATAAAATTTCTTTGATTTTGTCAGATGCTGCTTCTGCTGAATTATCAGTCATTAAGATGTCCAATAAATCATAATCTGGTTCCATAAAAAATCCTCAAAATTTATAAAAGTATTTATATTTCTGCTGCCTTGGTATTTATTTTAGTTGCTGATTTTGCTTCAGCATCAGTAGAAACACCTTGATCTTCTAATCCAGGTTCCATTGGAACCATACCAAGTGACTGCATTTGTTGTTCTGTAGAAATTGGTAAAATTGGAGAACCAGTAGGACCCATTGGTGGATTTTCTTTTGGATTTGCATAATCTCCTTGTTGAATTTCTTTTTTAATATGCCTATCTTGATCAATAATTTCTTGATCAGTTTGACGCAGAATCTTTCTTCTTACATAATCTTTGGAATAGTATGTCCCAATATAAGGTTGAACTGCTGCTGCAAGATTCAATCTTTCATTCATCAGTTCAGTTTCTTTAAGTTCAGCAAAGTGACTGTCATACAAATAATCATATTGAACATGATCACTAATTTTTTCCCAATCTTCTGGGGTTACAATATTCTTAAGAATTAACTGTGTCTTAAGCATATCATGGAAAAGATTACAGAATCTCTTTCTCAATCTTCCAATAAACTTACCAAACATCAGTTCATCTCTTAAGATTTCAGATGAACGACCTAAATTAAATCCACCATCAGAAGCAGTTCTCGATTCTGGAACATTCAGTGCTCTAAACAATTTTTTTTGAAAATAGTGAACATCAGTTAATTCTCCAAGATTTTGACCACCAGGAAGAGTTGTAATCTCTGTTCCACGACCACCTTCTCTTCTTGGAAGCCAAAAATCTTCCATCATACTCATAAATCTTTTATCATCACGCATTTCACCAGTGTTTGCATCATAAACAAGTTTATTTCTATACCTGTTCATCACATCACGAAGGTATTGCTCTGCCTTAACTTTAGGAAGATTTCCAACATCAATGTAAAAAATTCTACGTTCTGGAGCACGTGATAATCTATAGATTACCAAAGCATCTTCAATCATTCTTAATTGATTAAGAGCTTTGATTGCCTTGTGCATATAAGATAATGTAAGTTTTCTGTTCCTATCTACAAGACCAGAAGTTACAAATGTCATTGCATCTTTTGCAATTTGAATTCCCTTTCCAGTTGCAGCATATTTTTGAATACTTGAATCTGGAAAATAAGTAAAATACTCATCAATTTCAGGTTCTACAAAAGCATCTCTATTTCTTGCATCAGTAATATATGCTTTTCCTTGTTCTTGTCCTGTTTTACGTTCAACCCTCATAAACTTAACTTTGAGGGGATCCATATATCTTAAATCTTTAATTCCCTCTTCTGGATGTTTTAAATCAATTACTTTATGATACAAAAGACGTCCATCAACATACCAATTTCTAAAAATTTCATGAGACTTTTTATCAAAGTCCATCAAATCTTTGATGTACTTAAACTCTTCCCTAATAATTTTTTTTAATCCATCACTGGCATTGAGATTACTCAATTCAATTTCAATTGGAGAATCATTTAAGTCACTGATGATTGCTTCATTGACTATATTTTCAATTGCATTATCGCACTCTGGATGCAATGACATTTCACGATATCTTTTAATCAGGTCATATTCATTTCTAAATACACCTTCAATATCTACATATTGTCCATAAAAACCACTGGTGATATAATAATCAACCCCATCCTCGTTATTTTCTGGGACTGGGGATATGGCACCTTTAGGTAATTTGGGGTCTTCTTCAATAGAAAATCCAAAAAGCTTTGGCATAGTATAAATTTAAACTGTAGAAGTATTTAGATGATATCTGAAGCATTAGTTCCAGTTTTTGCTTCCCACCATTGAACTTGAAGATCTACAGTAAATTCTTCAATTTCATTTTCGTTGTTGTAAGAAAGCTCAATTTGAGAAACTGCAGTTGGAAATACTCCATGAACAATATACTTTCTCAAAGTTTCAATATTGTTAGTGTTGATTGCATTTGGAGCAACTCCAGGACCTCTTGAGAGTTGAGAAACATTCATGTCAGCCATATACTCTAATGGATTGATAGTACCAGATCCATCAGATGCTTTAGTGATAAAATTAACCCATCTTTCAAAGAAACTTCTCCATTTGAAATCAGTATCATTGATAACTGTGATGGTCCAAACATCAAAGGTTCTATCTCCAGCAATCTTAAGAGTTCTTCCTCTAAATGGAACTGGAATTTCAGTGATGTTTGATGCAGGCATACCAGCTGCCTTGATTAACATTAAATCTCCTTCATCAAAAGTAACATTAAGCTGAGAGAAAATTGAGTTAGTTGCCCCAGTTGAAGTTGCAGTAGTCCCAGGAAGACCTCCCTGCTCTGACCCAAAACTTACTTCAAATAAGTTACTACGAGTACCACCACCCTTTAATTTCGTCTTAAAGGCATCAATTGTTCTTTGTTGAAAAGTAGCCATTTTAGTTTCTCCTGATTAAATTAAATTGTACCTACAATGGATTCAAATGAAACCCCAGTTCTGGTAGCAACAAAGGTCAGACCAATGAAGTTAATTGATCTTGCTGGTTTCACATAGATATCAGCAATAAACTCATTTCTGTCAATTACATCAGGGGTGTTGTTGGTTTCATCACAAACTAAGAGGAAGTCAGTGATACCTCTCTTGATTTGAACATCTCTCAAGTATGGCTCAACAATGTTGATAAAGTTTGCTCTTGTGGTTACATCATTAAACTCAAAGAGTTGAGAGTTTGCAGCACCCTTGATTGCTTGCTCAAGAGTGATGAACAATCTTCTAACATTGATTCTATCAAATGCTGACTGATAAGAAAGTGCAGTCTTATCACCAAAAAGGATAATACCTGATCCAGGAGATGAGATGACTGGATTAATTCTTTGTGAATATAGTTGGTCTCTTGCATTTTGGTCTGGATTGAATGCAAGTTTAATTGCATACTTGATGGTTCCTCTTGAACTTCCTGCTGGTGAATACCAAGGGAATTGTTCAATATCAGTTCTTACACAAAGACCAGCAACATCAGCAGAGCAAGGAAGGTAAACAAACTGCTGATTGTATCTATCATAAACATATTGATATCCACTATCAAATACTGCATACGATGAAGAAGTCAGTGGACTAAAGAATGAGAGAATATTAGAAAGTTGAGTTGCTGCTGGAGTTACATTGACAACCAATTCTCTACTTGGAGAAATAAATGCAATACAATCTTTTCTTGATTCTGCAATAGAAATTAAATAATTTGCTTTTGCTTGCTCTTCTTCTTTTCCTAATCTGGTGTTTCCTTGCAGTAAAAAGTTGAGAGGAACACTTACATTATCTGCAAGATAATCATAAGCATTAGTAAGATCTGCTAATGAAACTGCAAATCCTCCAATGTTTCCTGTTCCACTGTAGTCAAAACCACCAGACAAAGAGTAGGAAACATTTCCAATAGAGTTGAATGTCACACCTTCAGCATTAACTCCCCATACACCAGTTGTGGTATTTTGTGGAGTGAAGTCTGAAGTAAATTTGACTGATACTGGAGTTGTTCTCCAATATGCATCAGCAGTATCTCCTATTGATTTACCTGAATAGATATAATTTGAATTGTATGCAAGATAGTCTTTATAGTATATATTTTGTGATGGAGAAATCTTGGTATCAGTTGCCTTTGACAGATTTAAAAACTTCTCAAGAAGAGATTGTGGAGTTCCTGATACATTGCCAACTTTTTTGCTGTCTACTACCACAACATGGAATGCATCATTTCCACCACCTCTTTCTGTTACATAACCATTTGTTCTTGGTTTTGTAGCAATGCTTCTCCAAGCAAGAGTTGTAGAGTCTCCTCTTGTAGTATCTAAAATATTTTGAGTATTATACCAGTCAGAAACTGAAGTTGGTGAAATTGTTGCAGTTGTAATTCCAGCTGATGTATGAACAGTTACATTAGTTGATGCTCTAAATGCATAAACACCATTCTCTGTATATTCATTAGAAGTTGTTTTTACATAAAGTGTCGAGGCACCAATTCCAGTAATAATTCCTCTTAAATATCCAGATGCTGTAGAAGTTGTTCCAACACCAGGAATTACACCAGAAAGTGCTTGAGATACACCACAACCAACAGTACAATTAGTAGTACTAACACCAGATAGAGTTTGGTCTGCAAAGTTATCAATAACACAAACTTTAAGACCTTCTGCCCAATATCCTGGATTTTTTGCTGCCCAATAATATGAAGTTGGGGTTGATGCTTGATATGCATCAAAGTTATTGATAGCAATTGATGTAGAAGCTACACCAACACCAGCATTTGAGTTTTTAAGATTTGTTCCAGCACATCTAACAACCTTTAAACTTCCACCATAGGCAAGAAAGTTAGATGCTGAATACCAAGATTCATAATGGTAATCATTTGATGATGGTTTACCAAAAACAGTTACCAATTCATTTTCATTGGTAATAGTAATTACTTGGTTGACTGGACCTTTTGAAAAGGGTGCTGCAATTCCTGCTGCTAAAGATGTAGTATTGGTAACTCCACCTCTTGTCAAATCAACTTCTCTAACTTTGACCCCTGGAGATGCTAAGCTTAACGCCATTTTGACTCCTCTAAATGCTTCATTTTGCTATACAAGTATTTATAAATTTCTCCTTTTATCTATAATCCCACATATAAGAAAATTCGTGTGACTTATCTCCATATTCATCAAGGTGCCAAACATCACCATCAACATCAATTTCTGTTTTACTTTCCATTCCAGTAAGAACAAATCCAAAAGGTGCCATATCTTGTTCTATTTGATTTTTTTGTTCTTCATACAATCTTTTTCTAACATCTTGTTCTGTAAGTTCTTTAAAGTAATCTTGAGCAACCAACCAAGCATAAATTACCAGACACATAGCTAAATCATCATTACATCCTTCTTCTGCTTCAAATGAGTTGTGTTTTTGAATAAAGGTTGTAAGTTCACTGATAATTTCATAATCACTAAAAATAAGTTTATCTTCCTCAATCATAGTTTTAAGATTGAGGCAACCAACTTTTTTGACAGTCTTGGACATTTTTAATCCAAGTTGAGTTTTCTTTCCAGAGAATCCTTGTCCAACTATTTGCCCTGCTCTGCCACGCATAGAACACATTAAAAGATTTTGATATTCTAAATCATATTGAATAATCGCTGCTACCTGATCACCAACATCATTAACTTCACAAAGAATAAATGCATTATTATATGCTTTTGCCACATCAAAAATAACATTTGGAAATAACATAGGTTTTATTTCATTATTCCTGTATTTTGCTACTATTCGATGTGGAAATTGCGTGATATCGAATACAACAAACGCGGAGTAATCACTACCAACTCCCCTTGCTACATCAACTGTAATCAAATAATCTTTATCAGCATTTGAATTTTCATACACATCCAATCCTTTATTTCTTTTTACTGGAGAATCATAGATTAAACTTTTGAGTTTACTTGGTGCAATCAAAGTATCAACAGAACCTAAGAATTCGCATTCAAACTCAATTTTAAACTGTTGTTCTGATGTGTTTGCAATAGTTTGTGCTTTCCATTTTTCATCTCTTCCTGGCACTTCAGTCCAATGAACTTCTGTAGGAACATATTCATTTCTATTCCTTTCTGCATCATGCCACAGACGATAAAAATGATTCATACCATGAGGGGTAGAAACAATAATAACTTTTGTAGATTGTCCTGCTGAAATAGTTGGATACACAGATGCAAAGAAATCATCTGCAAGGTGATTTTGAACGAATGCAAATTCATCAAGGAAGATGATGTTATAAGAACCACCTCTAACTGCAGATGCTGATGTAGAAGCAGCAAGAATCTTGGAACCATTTTCTAGTTCCATAGAACCTCTGTTCCAAGCTATGATTCCCTGTTGCAACCACTTTGGAAGATTTTCATAAGCAGTTTGCAATCTTTGAAGCAAATCTCTTGCAGTTGATGCTTTGTTAGCAAGAATAGCAATATTTACATTATCATTAAATATTGCATAATGAAGCAAATAGGACACAACGGTTGTAGATTTACCTGTCTGACGAGGCATTTTACAAATGTTGAATCTATTGTTGTGGAAATTATGAATTAATTTTTCTTGAAAAATATATGGTTTAAATTGTTGTAAACCATGATCAAGAGTAACAATTTTAATATAATTTTTTGCAAAATATACTGGATCATTTTTACATTTTACAAACTCAAGAATTTGTTCTTGTGAAAATTCTATAGGAGTATTTGCTTTTTTTAAAAGAGGGTTGCCAAGATAAATATCACTTGCCATAAAAATTACCTATTGATCTTTCCCAATTCATTTATGCCAACTCTTTACAAGTAAAAGCAAACCACACATCTAACTTAGTGCCATTATCAACTCTTTTCATACAAAGTGTAAGCATATTTGGAATTGCTCCACCATGCATAGTTGACGGTCCTTCATCACCCAAAGAATTTTTACCAATAATAATACCACTATGCCTCATACGTGTTCCATTGGGAACAGTAAAGGTGTTGCCAGTATTACTACTATAAACATCTTGGTAAATTCTATATTGACTTTTTGTTCCAAAATTTGTCCAAGATGGAATAGCTGCTCCACTTAAAGTCAAATCACCTTCATACCATTCATACACAATTGTGCTTTGATTAGCATTATTGTTTCCAATTTCATATTCAATAATTTTTATTAAATCTGTAGCAGAAGTGCCAGAACTATTCACACGAATACTTATAACTGGTCTCATCGTGTCATCCATTGTCCAACCTCTATGGACATTGGTGGCATGATTGTTGAAAGAAAATAAACTTCCTTCTTCTTCAATAACTGTAACATTTCCAGTAACTATAATACTCGAAGTTCCAAGAGATACAGGAAGTGGATTTGCATTACTTACTGATGCATTATTGACATTGATTGATACTTGTCCAGTGGTTCCAATACCCACAGTATTCAGTAATGTAGAGATACCAACTGGAAGATAAGGAACAGTTAATGTTCCACCTGTTCCAACTTCAACAATGTGATTATGAATTGGATTATCTGGAGAACTTGTAACTGATACTATTCCAGGAATAGTGATATTTCCAATAATAGTAATACTTGAACTTCCAAGAGATACTGGAAATGGGTTATTGTATGTTACTTGTTTTCCATCACTGGTAGCAATATTAAATACTTCAAATAAAGTTTTGCTATCTTTTAAATAAGAACTAATTCCAGAATTCCATTGGGCCATAAATTAAATCCATTCTAACTTTGCTGGATGATACCTGCTAACTTTAGTTATGTTTTCTACTTTTTGAGTTGCTGGATATATGTTATGTATAATTGCCCCAGGATATTCTTTCTGAAGATGTTCTACAAGTTTGTTTTTTGGAGGAATTCCATTTTCTGAAATCATATCAACTCTATAAATGCTTCCCTGCCATACAAAATCAACAGAGAATTCTTCTCCCACTTGTTGTGGAGTTGATTGTGGACCAATATTTAAAGTTCCATTAAAGTCTCCTGCTATATTAATACTTTCTGAAAGAAACTGTTTGTAACTTTTCATATCAGCAATTCCACTTTCTCAAAGATAATGCTTTTCTTGTTGGTCTTCCTTTTTCATCTTTCATAGGACCAGGCATTCCACCCATACGAGCACAGAATGACTTTCTTCTTTTTGCTGCTTTTGAATCTGGATCTAATTTAGAAGGTGGAGTAGTTACTGCCATAGAAAGTTTTGATCCTGGATTCTCTCTTCTATATGAGGCAATACCTTTTCTATTCAATCCACCTTCAGGATTTTTACCTTCCTTTCTTTGCCATGCAGCAACTTCTGCAATTTGCATAAACTGCGAAAAAGATTGGCAAGTATCCTCTGCTGGAACACAATTTGGAACCATTTTCTTTCCTTTCTTTTTCATTCCAACTTTCTTATATCCTGTCCAACATTCTTCATTTTTAGATGACATATAATCAGAAGCAGTATCAATGTAATCAGTTGCTATTGTAATTTTAGATTGTACCCAAGCTGGGACTTGCATTTGAGGATCATTTATAATTTTGCGCAACCTTGCAACTGCCATCTCAATCTGATCAAGTTGACTCATAATCATACTACCTTCATTATCAAGCATTTTACCCATAGCAATAGCAATATGATCTTCTTGAATTTTTTCTTCTGGCATATTTGCTGGATGAATCTTTGCTATGCTATATCTATCCCACATTTGTGGACCATAAGAACACTCATGACGTTTTTCATTTTTTCTACAAAGTAGACAATATTTTGTGTCTTTTTCATATTGCTGCTCAATGCTCACTTCTTCTGATTTATTTCCCCAATTTTTAGCACCAGCCTTTCTACACTTAACAAGTGCTCCTGATGCATATGCACTGGGCCAAACTTTAAATCTTGCCTTTACTTTATGATAGCAAGCATCCTTTTTTCCACTACCTTTACTTTTAATGTCTGATTCTTCGTTCATTTTCTTTTCTGGTTTATCTGTGGATACATAAGTTGGTTTTGCTGCGCCAGTTTTTGATTGTTGATTAGGGTCTGCTGCTCTTTTTCTTCTTACTGCAGATCTAACTTCACTTTTAGACATACTTGCCAATTTTGAACTTGAAAAACATTTTGGCGTTTTTGTTTCTCCTGGTTCATTAGCACATGGAGAACCATCTGCTTGAACCCATCCTGGTTTTCTTTTGCCAGTTTTTGTTACCCCACTAGATCCATGAAACCATTGGTGAAGAGAACCTTCATTCATTTTCTTAATCCAACTATCTGGTGTTTGATTTAGTTATACATTTTCTTCTACATTATTTAGAAGACCTTGTTTTATAAGTTTAGATAGTTCTGCTGTGGATCCAACAAAAAGTGAGTTGTTAACTGTTGTAGTACCCTTTTGAGGAGAATCTAATTCTCTCATTTTTTTCTGTAAATCAATCAATTTATCTGTAGTATCTGCAACAGATTTAATTAATTGACTTGCAACTTCAAATGCTCTTGGATGACCAGATTCTTGAGCTATTTCTAATATTCCATCAACTGCTTCTTGACCTTTTGCAACTAACTTATAAAGTTGTTCTCTGCTATATTCGTAATCTTTTTGTTGATCATTCAAAACATCAGAAGATTTAATTTGAATAGCATCCTTTGATATAGGGACTATAGTAGTCTCTATATTTAAAGATTTTTCTAAATTAGGAAATTTGTTAGTCATACACTATATATCTATATCAGTTCCCTGACTGCTGCTATATTCTTGGAAATCTTGGAAATCTACAATTTCTTCATTGAATCCAAAATCATCACCAAAAGGAATAAGCGAATCATCTGTAGAATTAATTACGTTATCATTGTTATAATCTTCAAGTGCTTTTGGTGTTGCAGTGTATCTAACTTCTCTTCGTGCATTTAACAGAGCATCTGTAGCATAATCAACTTGAACTTTCTTAATAAGTCCTTGACTATCTGATGGAACCTCACTAAACAGATATGTTTTAGCAGTAAAACTTAATGTGTAAATTATGATTCTTCTTGTGCTATAATCACCTTCATAATCATCTCTAAATCCAACTCTATTTAATATGATAGGAATATCTCTAACTTCATTAATTTCTGGAACTAATCTTATTGTTACATTAAATGCTGGTTGAAAGAATGGTAAAATTTGTTCTACAATTTGCAAAACATCATCTTGCAACTTACTCATAATACTGAGTTCAAATCCAATATTATATGGAGTTGGAGTATAAATTTTTGCTGGTTTTCCTGTATCAGTTCTTGGTGAACTGAATGTTTGAATAACTGAAGATTTTCTTTGAGCATCATAATCAATTGAAGTCATCTCAAATGACATTCTTGGAAGCGTTAAAGCAATTTTTCTATCTCCAGATGGTTGCTGCTCAATTCTTGCTAAAAACTTTTGTGTAGGTCCATATGCAAGGGGGACTTTCAATGTAGAAATTGGATCACCAGCATCATTAAAGTGTCTGATTTGAATATTATTAAATAATGTTCCAAATGCAGTTACAGTTTTTTGTATAGACTTATGATAAAAGTAATTTCCGAACATTGTATACCATATAATTATTTTTTATTTATTATAAACACCACGAGGGAATAC